TACGGGGGTAACTCAAACAACAAGTGCATCTACCTGTGCATCTTTCTATGATTATTCAATTAGTGGTACATCGGCAAGTATTAACTATAACACAAATGTGATAAGTGTTTGTTTACCATCAGGGTTTACAGGAGATTTATCGGCATTAACACCTACATTTAGTGCGTGTACTACTGGTGTAACTGTAGGTGGTATCACTCAAATTAGTAACTCGACGACTGTTAATTTCTCGGCGGGTACTCTTGATTATGTTTTAACATCAGGCGATGGTTCGGTGACTGCTACTTGGACTGTTAATGTTTATGAATTTGATCCTTGTGCGGTTTGTCCGGGTGACACAGGTGGTAATCAAAATATTGGTGAAATCACAACTTGTTATTCAGGTGATGTAGTTGGTAGAGTTTATTTATACACAGGTAACTCATTCACAGATTATGACGATTTGGTTGTAACAACATTAAGATCTAGAGGTATCTCTAATTATGTTGATGGAAATAACCCAACTTGGGAAGTAACAGGAATTACTGATGTGACTCTTGATATGACAGGACCTTATTCTGGTGTATCAAGTAATCCATATTTACCATTTGTTGTTAATGTAACTAACTATCAAGGTGAATCATTCTCATTTGAGACATCTATGAGTATATCAGATGCAAAATATGTGTCTAAAGTATTTGGTTCAAGTAACTTCGGTAAACCAAGAACAACAGTTCCATTAATGGTGGAAGAAAGATTCCAATCATTATTAAATTACGCATACAGACAAGGATATATTAGAGGATTAAATTCTCAATTAGTTTCACTTGATTCTGCTCAAAGTCAAAGTTCAACATCTATTGGTTGGTACTTAGATAGATATCAATCGCCAAGTTCTCCTTGGGTTGTATCTGAAGTAAGAGGTAGTAAAGTATACAACTTATTTAAGTTCTACACAATTGCTGACGGTAACGATGCAAACACAAGTGTTAAACTTTCAATTACAGATATTTCATTTGCTAACCAAACATTTACCGTATTAGTTAGAGATTACTATGATACAGATTCTACACCAACAGTTATTGAGAAATTCACTAATTGTTCAATGGATCCAAGTCAAAATAATTTTATCGCTAAAAAAATCGGAACTTTAGATGGTGAATACGAATTGAATTCTAAATACATTATGATTGAGTTAAATGAAGACGCACCTATTGATTCCCTACCTTGTGGTTTTGAAGGATTTAGCTTCAGAGAATATTCAGGAGCAAGATCTCCATTCCCAATCTTTAAAACTAAATACGATTTCCCTGGAGAAGTTATTTACAACCCACCATTTGGTTTACCAACAGGAGGAGATAACGCAACAACAACAGGTGGTGATAACATTAGAAGAACATATTTAGTTATGTCTAACTTCTGGGGTTACGATCCTGATTTCTTTGAGTATGTTGGTAAAAGAAACCCAATCTCAACTTGTGATATTGAAGGTGGACAATGGTCTTACAGAACAAGAGGATTCCATATGGATAAAAATGCTAGTGGAATTACTATTGGAAGTGCGTTCTCAACTAGTGGAACACCAAGATTCTATGTTGGTGATGCACCATTTGCGTCAGAACCAACAAATGAAACAAGTCCATACTACAGATTATTCTCAAGAAAGTTCACTTTGTTTGTTCAAGGAGGATTTGACGGATGGGATATCTATAGAGAATATAGAACAAACAGTGATAGATATGTATTGGGTAGAACAGGATTCTTAAATGGTTCTTGTCCTACAGACAGATACCCAACTGCATCGGGATGGGGAGCGTTCAAACAAATTTCTATCGGTGACGGAACAAGAAATTGGGCAAACACTGACTACTACGCATACTTATTGGGTATTAGAACATTTGCAAATCCTGAGGCGGTTAACATCAATGTGTTTGTAACTCCTGGTATTGATTATGTAAATAACTCTGATTTGGTTGGTGATGCAATTGAGATGATTGAGTTTGAAAGAGCTGATTCATTATATATCACAACAACACCTGACTACAACTTATTCTTACCAACAACAACAGGACAAGATGGATTAATCTATCCTACTGAAGCGGTTGATAATTTGAACACTGCAGGTATTGACTCTAACTACACCGCAACTTACTACCCTTGGGTATTAACTCGTGATACTGTTAATAACACTCAAATCTATATTCCTTCAACTGCAGAGGTAACAAGAAACTTGGCGTTGACAGATAATATTGCATTCCCTTGGTTCGCAGCGGCGGGTTACACTCGTGGTATTGTAAATTCGGTTAAAGCTCGTAAGAAGTTAACTCAAGAAGACAGAGATACTTTATATATTGGTAGAATTAACCCAATCGCAACCTTCTCTGATGTCGGTACTGTAATTTGGGGTAACAAAACTTTACAAGTTAGAGAATCCGCACTTGATAGAATCAATGTAAGAAGATTGTTATTACAAGCTCGTAAATTGATTTCTGCGGTTTCTGTGAGATTGTTATTTGATCAAAACGATGAACAAGTAAGACAAGATTTCTTAAATGCGGTTAATCCTATTTTGGATGCAATTAGAAGAGATAGAGGTTTATATGATTTCCGTGTGACAGTTTCAAGTGATACTGCCGATTTAGACAGAAATCAAATGACAGGTAAGATTTACATCAAACCAACTCGTTCATTAGAATTTATTGACATAACATTCTATATTACCCCAACGGGAGCTTCATTTGAGAATATCTAATAAGAAGAATAATAAAAGAAAAGGGAGATAAATTCTCCCTTTTTTTATTTGTCTAATATTTATTAATATGAATTATAGTGTTTTAACAAGACAAATCATTAATGAGATGATTAATGAAGTTGAGGAAAAAAAATACGGTTTAAAATATTATGCGTTTGATTGGGACGATAACCTGATGAAAATGCCGACTCAAATTATTTTAATGAGTGAGGACGGAAATGAGGTTGGTATGTCAACAGAAGATTTTGCAGAATATAGAACTGAAATTGGAAATACTCCTTTTGAGTATGAAGGAAAAACTATTGTCGGATTTGGTAAAGATCCGTTTAAATATTTTAGAACTGCTGGTGACTCAAAATTTATGAAGGATATAGAAACCGCACCATTAGTTAGAGGTCCTTGGTCAGATTTTGTTGAGGCGATTAATAACGGTTCCGTGTTTTCAATTATCACCGCAAGAGGACACAATCCAAACACCCTTAAAAAAGGTGTGTTAAAATTGATTTTAATGGGTAGAGGTGGACTAGACAAAGAAAAACTTGTGGAAAGCCTTATTAAATATAGAGAGATTATGGGATTGAAACCGGTTACCGATGAAAATTGGTTAATTAGGGATTATCTTGATAGATGTAAATTTTATCCTGTAAGTTTTGGGGAAGGTTCCGCAACCAATCCGGAAGAAGGAAAGGTTAGGGCGATGGAAGAATTTATTGATTATGTTAAAAGAATGTCATTCAGATTACAGAAAAAAGAATATCAACTTATAAATGATATTAGTAATAATTTTGTTCCATTAATGCCTATGGTAGGTTTTTCAGATGATGATATAAGAAATGTTGATGTAATGAAAAAACATTTTGAAAAGAAACCAGATAATATATTAAGAACTTATCATACTAAAGATGATGAAAAAACTATGCTAGAGGGACTAGTTAAGAGAACAATATTAAAAATTAAATCAAAGTAAACAGAAAAAATTTTACAACGATATATTTATATATAAAATAAACAAAAACTTAAAAGAAAAAAATTATGGCTGATTTGTTAATGAAAATGCCAGTTCCTTACGAACCGAAAAGACAGAACCGATTTATTATAAGATTCCCATCGTCATTGGGTATAAATGAATGGTTTGTTGAGAGTGCATCTAGACCATCTATCAAAGTCAATTCAACTGAAATACAATTCCTAAATACTTCAACATTCGTTGCTGGTAGATTCAATTGGGATCCAATTACGGTTAAATTCCGTGACCCTATTGGACCGTCTGCGGCACAAGCATTGATGGAGTGGGTTCGTTTGTGTGCTGAATCGGTAACAGGTCGTATGGGTTATGCCGCAGGTTATAAAAAGAATGTTGACATTGAGATGTTAGACCCAACAGGTGTTGTTGTTGAGAAGTGGATATTAGAGGGAACATTT